GATGGTTCTGTGCACGTGAGTGCACCTCTGGCTGCGAAATTATTCACAGCTCAGCAGATCATCGCTTCGGTCTTGGGTCCTCTTCCTTCGTCCTTTGAGGACGTCGGATGGTCACGTGGCAGGACTAGTTCCTGCTATGGCGACGAGATAGCTAGCATCTATAAATATGCTAGCCAGCTAGACGTAACCGTGACCGCCCGCGGCGCTGCCTTGCAGCTGCTCAGGGATTCACCTCAGTGGGGGGCTTCTGCTCTTGAGGCAGATGGTCCCGTGTCAGTGCTTTCCCAAGCAATGACACTCGTTGAGGGGAATACAATGATCACGGTACCTAAGTCCGCCAAGACTGATCGCGTCATATGCTATGAACCGCATATGAACATACGACTGCAGTTAGCAGTCGGCGCGTACCTGAAAGATCGTCTCCTGCGAAAGGGGATCAATCTGAGGGATCAGTCTGTCAACCGAAATCGTGCTCATGAGGGATCCCTCACGGGAGACCTTGCTACCGTCGATCTTTCGATGGCAAGCGACACGATTGCTTTGGAGCTCGTTTACGAGCTACTCCCAGTGGATTGGGCTATCAAGCTTGATTCGCTGAGATCAAAGCGCACACTTTGGCCTGACGGGGTTTGGAGAACGAATGAGAAGTTTGCCTCTATGGGCAATGGCTTCACGTTCGAGCTCGAGTCCCTCATCTTCTACGCTCTCGCGAGCGCAGTCGTTGGAAACGTCAGCGTGTTCGGTGATGATCTCATCTTTCCTACCACTGCTTTTTGTGAGGTTAGCGACCTCCTTGAGGAAGTGGGGTTTCTTGTTAACCACAAGAAATCGTTCGCGACTTCCTACTTTAGGGAGTCGTGTGGAACAGATGTCTTCTGCGGCGTCTCGTGTACCCCAGTCTACCTTCGACGTCTACCAAAGACGAAGGAGGATGTTTTCAAGCTCCACAACGCCGTTCGTGCGTTCTGTGAGAGGATGGCAACCTTTCAGCTGCCGTCCCTTCACTATGAACGCATGTTGGCGAAATGGAGAAGCATCCATACAGGTCCCCTTGGCCCTTCAGGCTATGGGGATGGCCACTACCATGTTGATTTTGAAGTCGCTTGCCCTAGGAGGGCAGACTTCGAGATCGACGGGTGGTGGTTCAAGTCCTTTACACGAGTCTATCGTGTTAATCGGATGTATGGCGATCGCGTCTCGGGGCGCTTCTCCGAGAGGTACTTCCGTGCTGCACTTTGCACTACGTTAGGGCCGAAGTCAGTAAGGTCAATTTTTGACACTACTGTCGATCGACGACTGTGGCAATACAAGAGAAACAGGG